GCCGTATTCGGTCTTTGTAAATTGAGTGTAGTTACCATAAGGCAAATGAACTGTGATTAAAGAACTTTCAATTTTTCTCAACCGCTCCATTAAGAGTTTTGCTTTAGAGCGCAATATTGAGTATTCTTTTGAATTTATGTTTACACTTTTACTTTCTTCACAAACAGCCATAAACTCTTTCAAAACTTTATTGTAATTGTTAAACATGTCTTTGTTTTTTAATTTCTTCTTTTTGTGAACGTTCCCGTATTTGAGCAATAGAATTATAAAACCTGGAAACTGTTATTTCTTCAGCATTAATATGATAGCCTTTATGCTCGCCTATACAATCCAACCAATTATCAAAGTATTTTCTGTCAATCTTGCCCTCTTCTTTACCGGCTTTTATTTTTTCCATTGTTTGACGCAAAGTATTGATCTTATCTACCCATTTCTTTGCCCGGCCAATTACTGCGTTCAACTTATGAATAAGAACTTCGCCCCGGTCTTCTGCTAAAACATTACAGCGCAAAGCAAGTGAGTTTAGAATCTTCACCAATTCCATATCATTTTCAATTCCACGCTCGTTACAAATTGAAAAGTGTTTAACACAGGTTTCTACGATTGCCAGCTTTGCATTGCAATCGTCAATCTCTTTTAATATTTCAAACGCTTCATTATAAGTTCCGGTTTGTGACAGTTTAAGCGATTGTAGAAATATTTTGTCCCAGGTTTTTTGTAAAAGTTCCTGTGGAGCATTACCGGAAATTATCAATCCTTTTAAATCAGAATCTATCCAACAATCAACATAAATATCTAAAGGCAATTTCTCACAAATGAGATATAAATTGCAAGATTCTGAAGTGTTCTCTGATTGCAATTTCGGCGTCTGTGAAGAAGAGCCCACTGATTTGATCTTCGCAAACTGCTTTTGTCTTTTTACTTTCAATTGCTTTTTGTTTTGCTTGCTGTATTAAAATATTAAGTTCCTTGTTGCGTGCCTTTTCTTTTTCAGAACAATCTAAACAGCCGCTCATTTGCTCAAATCGTTTATTAAGTCAGTTGATAAGTTCTGTTTAAACACCTGGATAAATTGAACATTGCTTTCATCATTCAGTCCGAAAATCTGCTTACCGTAGTTTTCCTGCAACATTCCGCTTTTGCTATCGTCACTATCTACCGTGAAACTTTGTGCATCGTCAATCTTAAAGAAAATGCCACCCTGGAAAGCGCCTGTGTCCCTCAAATCAATCGGACTGCTTTTGCCCTTACGCTTTGCATAGCCAGGCGAATATTGATCGCTACCGGTCTTTAAATTGAAAATAGGCGAACCGTCTTCACGTTCACCTTTGAGCATTTGTTCCTGCTGAAGCCTGACATAATCTTCTCTCGATTCCAACAATGAATTTGAAATCAGATAATCAATATCTAATTTTTGAACTGCATTTATAAGGTCGCCAAGAGTGCGCATATTTTGTAAACCTCCTTTAGACGTTCTTTTCTTTTTTCTTCGCTCAATCCAGGCCAAAGATGCTGATAGCTTTTATGTTCGGAAAACTCTTCACAGGAATTGAATTTTAACACTGACTGGACGTTAAAGCAAGAATTTTCAAATTTCATAAAAATAAAGTAAAGCCGTTTTTTTAGGACGGCTTTTATTTAACTTCCTGTTACTTCCAATGCTAAAGAGCCAATCTCATAACCTTCTATCAATTCTTCGGTCAGAACTGAAACGGCTGCACCTGCTAAGGTTACTATGCCGCTGTCCGGAAAAGAAGCTGCGTTAAGACCAATATTGAAAGTCTTATTGCCCGCAACCGGCGTAACACTGTCAATAGCGATTGCATCTCCACTTTCATCATACGCCGTAAAAGTAGCGTCCGATATTTGAGCATGGAATAGGTCATAGATATTTTGGGCACCGCAATCAGTTTGTAACGTAACATTCGCCACGCCTGTATTCTGATTGAAACTATTTAGGATAATATCTATATCCTGTAATCCGACAATTTCAGAAAGATCAAAATCGGCTGCCACAAACCCAACTTCTTCATTTACGTACTTAGGCAGGAAAGAAAACATCACATTATACCCGGTTGTTTTGCTACCTGTACGTAGTGTAAACGGAGTGAAGTAAATGTACTGCATCGGTATCGTAGAAAGATTGCCGTTTACGTCCCATCCGATCAACTTATTAGAGTTATCGTAAAAAAGAACATTGGAAGCACCGTTATGCGTTCTCCCTGCGTTATTTAAACAGGCGCCACCGTCAACAAACTGGAAACTCCAATTTATATTACCATCCCTTACGATAGCCTCGGCACCGTAATCAAACTTTTCAGTAATTACCTTCTCTGAATTGTCAGTAGGTGCTACGAAGTTGTGAACCATATACATTCTCTTCGACTTCACATCGTTGGTAGCAGCAGCGTTTAAAGTCTCCTGCAAGGTCGCTATTTGCGCCGGTGTGAAGGATTGGGCACTACCAAAAAAGAACGCCCCTTTTATGATGTCCCAATTCAAAAAACAAGAGCCAAAGCCCGTATTTTTCGCATTAGTTGAGCAAGTTAATTGCCCTAAAATATTTGTCATAATTTTTGTTTTGTTGCCTCGTTAAAAGCAATTTGAATAATTTATTTTAAGATTTAAGTTCTGTATCTCTATCGCATCTACATAGTCATTTAACAATAGTTTACTTCCTTCCAGTTTACGGTTGCCCCAAAAAGCCCGTTTAATAACCCGGTGAGGAAATTCGCCCGTAGTTGCATCTGTTTGAAATACCCAGTTATTCTTTTTAAGCTGCTCAAGAAACTGATAGTAAATAGGCCAAAGAACCGGCTTAAATACTTTATCGTCCCTTTCATCAGTCTTGTAGGCTTGCATGGTTTGATGCATGAAAATCAAATTAACAGTTGCTGTTCCGTAAATCCCCGCGTCTGAACCACGAGTAATTACCATGTCCTGAACTAAGTGGGCTAAAGGATATTTGTTATACCTTTCAACACCGCTTTTATCAGCTTGTGATAATGTCTCGATCAGTTCATCAAATGAAGACTTACTAAACCTTAACTGTTGTATCAAAGAACTACCCGTGGCGGCTATTTCATTGGCCTTTATCTGCTCAAGTAACGTGGTTGACGGTTTTACTACAATTGCGTTTATGGCATCCTGCGTGATCTGTCCAATAATATCATCAATATAAACTGGCTGTACTGTCATAATCCAAACGGGTTTATATACCTGAATGAATACAATTCCGTTCCTTTATAAAGCTGCCAATAACGCCATCCGTTGTAAATTCCGTAATTATACCCAATTACCTGTGAAGGGCTAAACTCTGGATAAATAGGATTTGTTAGCTGTTGATCTGCTTGCATAAACTCCCAAAATAATTGTATTTGGTCAACAGAATCGTTATAAGCCTGGCACATCTTCTTAATTGGATTGGCCATTGTTGAATTTTCGCTTTGGCTTTTTACAACTCCTATGCCCGTAACCTGTGTAGCAAGGTCTTTCATATACTCGTAATAGATAAAGCCAGCTAAGGGTGAATTTTGATTCACGCCATAACTAACTATTGATATTTTCTTACTTGTAAAATGTATTACCCAGCGCTCATTATACGAAGTCAAATGATAAACAACGCTTGCAGGATTGAGGCTTATTCCACCTGGAATAACTATCCAATCAGTAGCTGGGTTTAAAGTACCAAACCCAACTAACTCAAGATCGAAATTCCATCCGCTTAACGAAGAATCTAAATACGTAGGATTGCCAACCGAAAAGCCTGGCGTTACACCTGCGTAAATAAATAGATCATTTCTTTGCGCTGCTATTATTGTACTCGCATTTTGATTACCGGCAAAACCTGAAAAATACTTTTTGATTCCGGAAACATTTGTAAACGTACAACCACTAAGTAAATCACTCCACCGTGATTCAATCTGCTCATCCGAACCCTGATCCAGGCCATCCAAAAAAGCCTGGTAAAAATCATATCCCAAAGCCGCTTGCATAATACGTGCCTCAAACCTGTTTATGAAGTCGTTAAGACTGTCAATTACTGTCTGTTGGCCTAATTGTGCTATGGTAAGCGGCCCGGTGAAATATGATTGATCTATAAACATTATTTGACTATGCGATTAAAATTTAGATACTTCCCTGATCGTCAGTTAATGTATTTTCAACATTAGTGAAAGTTGGGCCTGAAACGATAGCAACCTTTCTTACACTTGAAATGTAATCGAAGTAGTATTGCTCCAAAACAACGCTGAACATATTATTCGCGAAGTCATTACCGTTATAGCCGACCTTAACAATTAAACCACCACGAAGGATGATATTGTACTGTTTGAAGTCACCGACCAAAAGAGCGTCAGCAGCCATAGCTGGATTCCCAACAAAAGAAATACCATCCAAAACAGCCGGTGGGTTTATGTAGCTGCCCTGGTTATTCTTCGTAATTCCCAAACGATACTTTTTGAAGGTGCTCATTACAGCAGCATTTGCCCTTGCGCCGAAAGTAGCGTTATCGACCTGTGCAGCCATCGCCGCAATAGCGTCAAAGCCGTTCACATTGAAAATGTAGCTACCTGATCCGGTTCCACCCCTGAAACTTAATTCAGTATTGTAAGGAGTGGCAGCGGCAATTATACGTGGCAAAATAGCGCTGTTAACCCTGTTAATCACATCAATGCGAGCCTTGTTCATTATATCGCTCTCGATCTGTGAAAAATCCATCTGGAACTCATCGGTCATACCTACTATTGTAGCTTCTTTTTTGTAGGTATCAGAATGAAGTTGATACAAATACTGCGTCATTGGTTTTTGCGTTCCCTCTGCTACCAAAGTAGAAGCGCCGACTTTTGGCAGTTCATCGAACCAAAGGACGAAAGGCATTTGGTTGTTAAACGATGCATTGATTGTATTACACAAGTCAAAAATCCAACTTGTATTACGGTATTGCCCGAAAATTTGGGCATTTCCACCGATACGAATCAAAGTGGCTGCGTCAAGCGCCTGTGTGATTGCGGAAACACCGCCAACGCCAACACCGGTGATAGACGCTTCGGCTCCCGCTGCTTTTGGCACCATGTCAATGTGCTGCATAACTGTTTTACCTTCCTTGTCCCAGGTAACCATATAGTTACGTGTACCCTGACCTTGTGACTTAATTTTGTACAGTTCAGATACATCTTCAGATAAAACCTGTGTGATAGACTTAGAAGCCTGTTTCCCGTTACCCAAAGTGGTAGCCAATTCTGCCAGGCTAACACCTTGCTTTTCAGCGATAGCTTTTACAGCGTCTAAACTGTCTGCAGAGGCTTTTTTAAATGCTTCAAAGGTTTCGGCTGTAATACCGCCTTTATTTTGTGTCACCTCTTGAGCAAGTGCTTGTACCTGCGTTTCGTAAGGTGCTAATGCCGCTTTGATTTTGACCGCTGTTTCCTGGCCAACTTTTTCAACTAAGGCATCAAATTCTTTAATTTCCATGATGTTTAAATTAAAATTTTAAAAATGTTGTTTCTTGTATTGCTTTCATCATATCAAATGTTGGCACCATTGTTTCGGTGCTGTTACTTGACATAAATTGCCCGCAAGATTGGCAGTTTGCGCTACCGGCGCCCACATCTTGTATAGTTCCACAATTGCTACATATAGACATACTCTTTTCTCGCGGCTGGTTTGCAGTGGATTTATCCGGCTGCGTTTCAGTGCTTACTTCGAGTGTTGGTGTTAGTATATTTGAACCCATAAAAACACATGAGTTTTCAATCCATTTTATTTCAGGTACTATAAAAAAGAATCCGCTTTCGTCCACATCATCTTTGTTTATAACCTTGCTGTAATACTTTTGCCACATTTCATATTCTGGCAAATACTCTTCGTCGTTAATACACATTCCCATACTCACATAAAACATTCCTATCGAATGCTGGTTGATCTTGCCATTTTTATAAAATTTATATGTCAAAGGGTTATAGTCTTCCCTTACTGTCGTTTCCATAACAGCGCAAACAGTTGAGCCTGGCTGATCTAAACCTAAATCTTTTAATGCTACTCTTTGAGTGTAAACGGCTTTAACGTCTCCTACGTGATTTGTACTTATGTGGTTGTGATCCGCAATGTGTGGTATTAAAATTCCTTTGTCGGCAATAGATTTATCATAACACTTATCTGTGAGTACATCGTATTGGTCGTCACACCACCAGGAAGCATTTGCAACCACCTTTACATCAAAACTTCCATTATCGTCTATTATTTGCATGGCCGCTTTGTTAGCGCTTGCAATGAATTTGCCGCTCATTACCGGCTGATAAATAATAGGGCTGGTATATTTCAGCGTTGCCTTTTTTTGGGCGAATATGCTGCTCTTGTTCGCAACCAGGTACGAAAAAAGTTCCTTGCCTTTAATATTTTCCGGAATGAGACTTTTCATTTTTTTACGATTTGGTTGTTTTTGATCTTGCAATCTTTATCCAGCTTGCAAGCCGCTAATTTTTCCATATCAACTTTTGGTCTCGGCTGATTTTCTATTTTCGCTTTCGGAATATTAGTTTCCGTGGTATCAGTTGATATTGTGTTTTTAGTTGTCTGAGGTTGCGCTTCCATTGTTTGAATTTTGATTATCTGTTGTTGAACCTGGTATTTCTATCGGGCTTTTAGGAACTAACCCGAACGTTACATTTTTAGCTAAACACTGATAGTAGTATAAGCCGCCCAATTCACCGCCTACTGTATCTTCCCCTAAGAGTTCACGCCACCTGTCTAATGTGATTAAATTATTAAGGAACTCACTTTGCAGGGCAGTGTCCATATAATATCTGCCCCGGCCTGTTTCTGCTATGTTTTCCTGCAAAGCTGGCAAATGGCTGAAATCTGTGTTTATACTAAGACCTAATTTTGCCAATCCGAAAATCTCTGACCATTGTTCATCGTCGCTTTCGCAATCGGGAATAATTGAGTTCACATATAAATTACGCTCTGCTATTTGCTGATTATCGTATTTAGCGTCTATAAGGCCGAGTAAATAAGGTGGAAAATTTAAAGTGTCAGAAATGATCTTTGCGTCTTGTACTTCGCTTTCTAAAAGTTTAAGCTGTGCAACGTCAAATCCCACTGTCTGCAATTTCAGTTTGGCATCTGTAATTATCGCTTTGCGCTGCCCGCTCATTATTCCATATTGTCTCCAATCTTGTTGAAGTTGTTCTTTTTGAGCTGGATCGACCGGAAACAAACCTGCATCGCCTGTGTCGTTCTGGTCGTTTGTAAGAATCCATTGCGGCCCCCGGTCACGTGTCATTGATCCACGACTGTTTAATGAATCTGTAAGGTTAGCAATATTATTTTGAGCGGAATATAATTTACTATCCGGTAAAAACATACTCACATTTTGAGTAGTATTATTACTTTGAAATAATCCTGTGCTAATTTGATTTTCCTTTATAAATGAAACGTAATCCTGATTCAATAAAACGCTTTTCCCCATATAGGTCATAGTAATTGACTGAAATTTTGGCCCGTCTATATAAAACAATTTATTATTATCCAATACCTGAATCATCCATGGTGGTATGTTCCAAATCTTCCATTTACTAAAGTCGTTCTCATAGCCGACTGGTATAACTTTAAGAACAGGGCACCATCCATAAATTTGCTTGTAAACAGAATTTTGCGCTTTGAACTCCCGGCCTGACTGATAGTAGTTTGGCTTCAGAAGAAGTTGGCGAAGTTGAACTGCTTGTAAAGTTTTAGATTCTTTACCTTTGGAATCCATTATATACACCTTTCCGTTAATTAAACACTGGGCTTTGCGATTGATAATTGAATTAACAACAGGGTTTAATTGATAGGCTGTTAAAGAGCTATTATAATTCCCCCAAATGAACGCTTTATCTGCCCCGTTTATACCAAAAAAGAAATTGCCGTTCCTGTAAACGGACGGCTGTATTAATTCGCTCCCAATACTTTTTAAAGTTAGTGCGGTAATAGCGTTGCCAAAGTTCCCTTTTATCAGTTCCTTACCAGCTATTGCTATGCGTTTATCCATAAATGAAAAAAGCCACTAACATTGCTGTTAATGGCCTCTATTATTTGGGCTCGTTTTTAATAAAATTTAAAAGTCAGCGGCAATTAGATTGCTCTCAAACTGAAATTTTTTGTATAGGAAAAGTACCTAAGTTTGTCAATTCTTGTCTTACGATCTCTCGTTCAGTCTTTACTTTTGGCCGGGCCTGAATAGTGTTCATTGTTCCACACTTGCCGCATTTTATTTCAATCTTCACATCATTTGCATATTCAATTTCTGCGATTATTCTATTACAGGGTAAAATTTTACCCTGTTTATCTTTTACGGTTCCTGTACAAATGAATTTCCTTTTTTCAGGCATTACAAGTTAAAATTATATTTTTTTTACTTATTACTAAGAATTATTTTAAAAAGGTTAATATACAGTTACCAACGAAAGTAACAATTGTAAAATTAATTTACCGCACGACGTACTATATGCCATGTATATTAACCAAAAAAGCAACCTGTTTAAAGATTGCTTTTAATTAATTCGGAACCCTATCTACTTGTACTTCGCAGAAATCGAAATTAACGCGCCGGTGTTATAACTGCTCCAAGCACATTATTTATCAACTTGTCAGGTTCCTTTCATATTAAGGTTTGTTGCGCTGGTAAGATTCGAACTTACGACCTAAAGGTTATGAGCCTTTTGAGCTACCGCTGCTCTACAGCACAAAGTAAAATTAAAGCTAATTATTAGTAATACAAAATTATTTCAAATAAAAAAGCAACCCGATTAAGGTTGCCTCGCTTGTTTTGAAAAGTATATGATTTTATCAGATTACTTGCCGTGTTGTGTACCGCCCGAACCCGTTCCAACTGTATGGGCTGCATCCGCTGGCTCATTAGTTGGTTTACTTGTTGCGTGGCTTTGGCCGTTCTGATCTGTTGAGGTTTGGTTC